TAGCTGCTGTGGATTTAACTGTATTTAGTAAAGTATATAACTCTTCCCATCTACCTAATTGTATGAATTGCTGAATTAAATCATCTTGAGATTTAGTAAGTAACTCACTGATTTCATCATCAGTAAAACCTGGAGCTGCCCCCGAAGCGACAGCATCCAGTTGTATTAGAAATCTATTTTTTAATTCAGTAGTATTCATTTACTAATTTTTGATTTGTGCCATAATTTTCATCTTCATTTCTTGATTCTTCAAGTCATTCAGATAATTAATTGCGTGTACCATTGTTGGGCCAAAGTAAGTGCCATCACCAGAGTAATAACCATCACGTTGAATTTTAACTGCACCAGCTACCCAAGCTTGGTAAATAAATGCTTTTTCTTCATAAGCTGTTTCAGCAATTTTCATATATGAAGTACCAGCATCAGTTTCAATAAGTTTACTACACTCTGATTTTAACCATTCTAGGTTATTAGTAACATCAGGTCTAGTTCTACGAGCATTCTCCATCCAAGCTACTGTCAAAAACTCCCTCATCTTTTCAGATGAATGTGAGATACTTACATAATGTGCATAAGCTGTTGCCAATCTATCAGCTTTAGTAGCTCTAGTAGTTTCTTCAAAGTCATGGTCTACCAATGCTATCATAAATTTAGCACTCCTAAACCTATCTTCCCAAGTAGGTGCTACACACCCAAATTCAGTACTTGTATTACACCTTAGAATTGCGTACTTTAGGTAATCTGCTGGCCTATCAAGAAATAAAGTATCTAATACTGTATCATCATCAATCACACCACCTTTTTTATAAAGTTTATAGTTTTCAGTACTCCAATGACTTCTGAGTACTTTCTTACCATTCTTATCAGTAATATACTTGTTTGCAAGTAAATCCCCTTTATCAAAACCTAAACCACACGCTTCACTTTCAAAGAACTCACGCTCTAACTCAGTAAGAGGTTCTACCAAGCCATTTGTCCTATGGTCGATAGGAACTTGAATTACAATCTTTGTGTTATCGGGTTTCCATGCAGCACTATGACCTTTAGGCAACCATTCACTCTTCCAAATAACAGGTTTAACTAGAATTTTCTTTCTAGGTAAGGTAAAACTTTGAACTATTTCTAATTCTTCTTTACCTTCAAATCTTTGTTTTGCCATAATTTCTTCTTCTTCTAAATTTATTACTAATTTGTAATCTGGCAAATATACTAAATTCCTACCCACATATGCAATATATTGATAAAGAATTTAGTATATTGCCACATTACACTTTATTTATTATCCTAATGTTTTTTCCATTACAAGACAACGAGTTGGGTCAGTTACCTGAGCACCACCACAATACATATAATGTTCTGTCCATCCATCCAAAGGAGTAGAAATGATATTCATTGCACCATCAGTTGTATAAGGTGAACGCATACCAACTTCAACACCACGATAGTCACCATTATTTTTAGCATTTACAACCTGAATATTAGGTTTACCATCTGAAGTATAGAGGTTAAGAATATCCATAGTGCGAGATTCCAATACACCACGACCTGAAGGGTCAAGAGTTTTATTACGAACTCTATCATCTTTAAGAGCATCATGAATCAAAGTAATTTCAACACCATTCGGGCCTTTAAATTCAAGGAACTGTCCTTTGTAACCCATTGCATTTCCACCAGCATCATAAATACGATTCATTTCCCTTGAAGGAGTATATAAAGTGGAATAGTTTTCTAATGATTTAGAGAAATCATACATTCCCCACTCACCAGTAGCTACAACAAATTTACGATTAGCCTGCCCTAATTTATCAGTAGACAAATCAAGCAAAGTTTCTGTGAAAGCTTCAATATCAAAAGCACTAAATGTCTGATAATTACCATATTTAACCTGCTCACGAATACCAGCACCAGTCTGAATTACATGACCATTAAGTCCAAATACAGAATGTTTACCATCAGAGTTACCATTATAAGTAGAGTACATTGCAAGGATAGCCTTGTCTTTTTCCCACTGACGCATCAATTCCCAAGTAGCATAAGCCATCCATGAAGATACAGGCTTGCCATCAAGCATCCAGCTAAATTCAACAGTCTTATCCTTCATATTACCATAATAGGTAGCTTTCTTACGAATCTGTGAAAATACATTACGCATTTCAAAAGAACTATTGTAATGGGCTTTACTTCCATCCCTAGAACCAGTTCTTTCAACAGGAGCATACTCTTCTGAGAAGCGTTTGCCTGCAACCAATTCTTCGTAAGGAATTGATTTGTTATTATCGCTGCTATTCAAGCGAACTTTGTACTCAAAATATCCACCTACTACTTTAGGTTCACCTAAAAGCAGGATAGGATAGAGTTCATTCTTTTCACCAACAATCAATGAAACACCACTAAAATAAGGTTCATCAAAAGTCAGATAAAATTCAGTTTGATTAAGACCACATTGGTCAGTTGCAGAAATACCAGAACCTCCACTAGTCAAACTAGCTTTAATCAGAGGAATATTTTTATCTGAATGTCCATGCAGCATCCAACGCCATTCATCATCATTCTCCAGATAAACAGTTGGAAAATGCTTCTTAATATAACTGTATACAGTCATATATTCGTTACGCTCAAATAGAGCAGTACTAAGTTTAGAGAAGTACTGAGGTTTAACTCCGTACATCATACCAAACATATGCTCATTAACTAGTCCAGTAAATTCACGGCCTTCTCTGACCATGAGGGGTGATACAATTTTTCCCATTCTTTTATGTTATTTTAAATTGGTTTATAAGGTTCTTATTAATCAGGTATATTACTAAGAAGTGTTTTTATATACTCACCTCCAGTTTTACCACTTTTATTTTTAAAGTCTACCCCAGAATTAACTTTCTTCTCTAGCTCATCTATTGCTCTAGTTTTGCTACCTTTAATAATGGAGTCCCACTTACCATCAAATACACCCATGTTAACTAAAGCAGCTTCAATCATTGCGTATTTTAATGGATTTTCCATCCTCTTAGCTGTAATAGCATTTATTTGCTTACCATCTTCTGTAGTAGAGTGTGGGGAAATAATCATATTAAACAGCTTGTCTTTTGTTTGTTTGTTCATTTTTACTCCAGGTACTATTTCTGAAGTAGATTCAATCATGTCTTTTAGAGATTCCTTTTGTGCCTTATATTGTCTAGCACCTTCTTCTCTAGTTTTTACAGCATCTTCTTCAAGTTTAGCAATTTGTCTTTCCTTAAACTTCTTAATATTACCAAGAGCTGTTTCAGCTTTTTTAACAAGCTTGCCTGTATCTTTAAAAGCTTCTATAGTATCTTCAATATCTTCTATAGAAATACCTTTATTAATAAGGTCTTGTTTTACTACTTGTTCCTGTAAAGATTCATCATCTTCTAAATTCTCAACAGTAACTGAATCAAATGCTTTTGAACCTTTAGTAATCTCAGCATACTTACCCATATCTACACCAAAATCTCTAAACTTAACAAATTCTTTATAAGCCGCATCTTGTGAGTTAATATGTTCATCAATAGTCTCTTTGATAGTTTTATCAGCCATTGCTATAATAGCACTTGCAGGACTACCATGTTCTTCAACCATTTGTTCAAAGTCTTCTTCATTAAAAGATGAGAGTAGCCCCTCCTCACTCATAACCTTTGCGAAAGAAACCCAAACATTTGATTTGGGGGAAGAAGAAGATTCGGCCTGTTTTACCGGAGGGGCTTTCTCATCAATGTCTTCTTCATTAGTTTCCTCATAATCAGGAATTTCTATAAGTTCCTCATCATATACTTGAGACCTAGTATCTTCATTAGTCTCCTTAACTTCTTTTTTAGTGACTTTCTTTAAGTCAGGAGCTTTATCATCACCCATAGGTGTAACCTCCATCTCAAAGTCATCAAAATTAATTTCAAAGTCTTCCATAATTTTCTTCTTCTTTTAAATTATTTTACAAAAATATTAAATTTGGTATTATAAAGTCAATCTTTATACCATAAAAATGTGAATTACTCACATAGCTTTTCTACCTACCCCCTCCTTGTGAGGGTTTAGGTTTTAAACTAGCTATACGTTTTTTAGTCTCCTCCTGTAATAAAGCAATTCGTTCTTTAGATTTTATGTCTTTATCAGCAATTCTTTCTTTAGATTGAATTTTCATTTCTTTCTTAATAAAGGAATTAAGAAATTCTTCTATTTTGTCACTAATTAATTTAGGTAATGTTATCATTTTGATTTGTTTAATTCATTTTTTAACATTTCAGCAGATTGTAGTCTACCTACTATATTTTTATGTAACTGTCTATATTTTGCAAAACTTTCTTTAGCTAAAAAAGAGTTTCCTTTTAAAATTCCTGCTTTATTGTATTCTTCTAACATTTTCTTTGCAACTTGTTCTCCACCATTATATGCAGCCAGCATGAAATAATTTTCTGCTTCTTTAGAAAGTTCAATACTTTTAGACCTTGCAAAATCTTTAATATAGTCTTTATTATATTCTAAAACAGCATTTTTAGCAGTAACTACATCATCTAAATTTTGAAAATTTGCAGACATAACATTAGTACCTTTCTCATTTATTTGCTCATAAGGGGCGAGTCTGTTTTTGAATTTTTTAGGTAAATACCCTTTTTTACTTAAATCATCAACTCTATCATAAAAAGTATCTAATCCAAAGTAGTTATATCCACTAATATTAGTTGGAAAGTCATCATTCATGTATTTGTCCCCTCCTTCATTCATTAGACTGGCAAATAAAAGTTCCTTATTCTTAATATCTTTTCTCGCTTCTAATATTTTTCTCCACGTAGTAGGTTTCTGATTTACTTCAAATTTATTTAATTTTGAACTCTGAAACTTACCCATGTTATCTACTAACTGATTACTAAGAGATGCTAAAGTATTATCCCTTTCTACATTAGACAAAGTATCTAATTCATTTTTAGAATAATACCCTTTTAAATAAGAATTTGAATTATGATAAGCTTTTGATTTTCTAACAAAATCTGTAATTATTGTTTGTAATTCCTCTGGTAATTTTACCCTAGATTTACTTGAACTTGCATCATCTAAATAATCATAAAAATTGTATTTCTCTGTTGTTGCTTTAATTTTAGGTATTGAAGTGTCATAATAATCAAGATATTCTTGTTTTTTATCTACACCCTCTCCATACTTAGGTACTAGTGAATCCCAATATTTTTGTTTCTCTACTACGTTATTAAACCTTTGAGAATTAGATTGTAAAGTATTTTCTGGAGTATTAGGTAAAATAATAGGTTTGGTATTCCAAGGATTTACTTGATTAGGTGTATTACTAACTCCTATAGGTAACTGACTCTCTCCTTTACCATCATATTGTGGTAAGTTACCTCCTAGTGCTCTAACAGGAGTAGTTTGAACATTTGGAATAAATGGTGTATTATTTGGATTTGACTCATTATTATATACATCATCTATGTTATCTGTAGTTTTTATAGTGTTTAAAAGCTGTTTAATAAATGGCCTTGTAATTTTCTCTCCTTTCATCCCATATCTTATAGGTGCAGTTAGTAAATTCAGAGGGTCTAAAGTTAAATCCATTAGATTATTAACAGCAGAATTATTATTACCCCAATCTTCCCTAATAACAGTGTTAGGAGTAACATATCTTCCTTCTCCTCCACGAGTTGCAGAAGTTAGCCCATATACCAGAGCTTTTTGTGGGACATCAATAACACTCATAAACTCATCTTTTACTTCCTTTAATTTCTGTCCAGTAGTTTTTGGTGGCTCAGTTATTCTTAAATCTCTAAGAGCTTTTCTAACCACCTCTTTCTGATAATCTTCTTCAGTAGGGGGTTTTATTGTATAAGGTTTAATTGGGTCAGATACTTCAGAAGTAAAATCTCTATAAGGAGATGGTGGGTCTTCTATGACACCNCCNTCAGCATAAGACTGAAGTACAGAGAGATAACTTCCATTACCTCCCTGTTTCTTATATTCTCTAATTAATGCTAGCTTATCAGAATAATTCATTATTTAGATGTTTTAACTGGACGATTAGCTATTTTCTTTTTAATGACTAATTCTTCTTCTTTCTGCTTCTCTTTAACTATAGCAGCTCTAACAGTTTCTTGAAGCTGTTTTCTTTTTAAAAAAGTATCTTCCAAATCTTTATTAATAGTATGTTCTAATTTAGCAACTTCTAAAGAATTATCTTCTTCAGGAACTTCTTTCATAGATGCTTCATTAGCTCTTGCTTCTAATTCCATAAGCTTTAATTCTATCTGAGTATTAGATTTTAAAGTCTCTATTTCCATCTGGTGAGCTTGCATATCTTCTCTATTCTCTATTTCCATTTGTAACAACTCTTGAGCATGTTTTTGTTCTGCTTCAGCCTGCTGCTGTTGTTGTTGAATAACTTCTTCTTCGTATTGTTCAATTTTACGTCTGGTAGATGCAATATCTTCTGACATATAAATATCAATAAACTTAGAGAAATTAAGTATACCATTCTGAATACCAGCATGTGCAAGTTGAATTAAAGTATTCTTCATGTCAGTATATTGTAGCCCATCAGCCATAGTTAAACCATAATCAGCTTCTCTAAACTGGTGTCCATCAATCTTATATATTTCCTGAGCTAAATCAGCATCTGCTATATATTGTAATATAATGTTATCATCTTCATAAGCAGCTTTAGCAACATCTAATAATGTTTCTAATACTCTTAATTTAGTTTGCTCATGTACATAAAATAACTCTCTAGTAGAATGGCTAGATTGAGTTACAGCTCTTTCCACACCTCCAACAGTTTCTCTATTATCAATAGACCCTTCTCTTTGTCTTGTAATACCAGATACAGAATCTAATTCTTGTTGAATAAACATTAACTGTTCTCTTAAATCTCTAATATAATTCCCCATCTCTGGGTTAAGTATTTTACCTGTAGTATTAAAGTGCCCTGCTAGTTTACCTTGTGCAGCTCCTTTAGCACCTTCTTTAAAACTATCTACAAATAAATAAGCAGACTCTTCAGCCATATATAACCACTTCTCTGCATCCCAACCTTCAGGCATTTTAGCAAAGTCTACCTCAATCATTGGGCCCTTGTACCTAGCCATAGCTTTATCTAATCTGTAAGCAACAGTGTTATAAGCATAATTATAAGGCTTCATAATATCTACTAAACTTCTTGCTTTAGATAAAGAAGTGTTACAGATAGTACCTACATATCCTGATTTACACATAGATAGGTTATCCATACTCCTCATTTGAGTAGACTTAGGCCCATACTTAATATAAATACTACCTCCAATTTTAGTACCCTGCCACCACTCATTAATCCATAACTTTTTAATATTCAAACCTAACTCTTTAGGAAATTCCATTGACTCATCAAATAAATCCCTTACTTTATACCCATTTTCATCAAATGACTCTACTATTTGAATTAGTCTACGGCTCTTCCAAGTTACTACAGCTACCCTAATATTACCATCAGCATCATATAAAGCATTAGTTCCATGTAAAGGTACATATATAGAATTATCACCATAATCAGGTTTACCTAAGAAGTAGCCCTCTACAACATCAGCATTAGGATAGTTTATAAGACTATTACCTTCACCTTCACCATCATACATTAATTTACCACTCTCAATTTTATCTATTTGAGTAGGAGTTAAATAATCATAATAATTATCAATAATCCAGCTAGGAGGTTGATAAGTATCTTCTACAATAACCTCAGCATCTTCAATATATGGAGAGTTACCCATACCTACAGTATATACAGATTGTGGGTCACACCTTCTTACAATAGGTTTATTACCAATAACATCTATATAATAAATCTCTTCTCCTGCAATTAACCAATCTTTAAATCCTTGATTAAATTTAAGTCTAAGTTTTTGTTCTTGCCATAAATGTTTAAGTATCTGAGTACCAATTCTTTCTCTAATATCTTGAGCTTCATATTTACCCCATTTCTGTAATTCAGCAGCTTTCTTTTCAGCAGCTTGTTCCTTCTGGTCTTCAGGTATATTAGATAAAGCAATAGCCATCAAATCATCTAGCATAGTCTGCTTAATAAACTTCTCCTTATCCGATACAGCATCTTCATTAGTTACATGAAGCCTCCAGTTAAATAACATAGAAGCTTCTTCACCAATTAAAACATTTAATTTATTATTTATTATAGGAAAGTGGGTAACACTATTAGGATAATTTTTCATATCCAATCCAAAAGGATTTATTGTTTCTTCAACATCTTTAGGGTCTACTATACCAGCAA